GAGGACTTGAACTACTTCAAGACTCTGGCTAACGAGTAGTTTGCAGCGTGAGAGGGGCAAGGTTTCTCTCCTTTACTTGCTCCTCTCTTTTATGCTATGTTTGGTGAACCTCTATCGCCAACGTGTCTGCCTTCCGATCTGAATTGCGCTCTGTTAAAGGCTCTTTGCTGTGTTCCTGAAGGTCTATATGCAGAAGCAACTTTCTCTGCCCATTTAGGATCAGACTTTTGTTGATTGGGGATTGGCATATCTCTTTGCTTTGGCTCTGGCTTTTCTGACTTACTTTCAGCCATTTTATCTACACGATTCGACAATTCATCGATTTTATCATCAGCATATTCATTTGCTTCTGGCTTTACATATAGTCCTTCACCAGAGTTAAACTTGAACTTAGGCTTACCTTCAGCGTCTACAGCAGTCAAGTCTTCATCATCTTGAAGTGTTGGTGTACCGCCAAACTGATATGATTTAACTTCTTCAACTTGTGTATTCAACGTATTCAATACAACACCGCTTTGTATGCTGTCAGTCGCATAAGTTTTTCCATCTTTAATGTAAGGACCGATTCTATTTGCTATGCTATCACCAACAGCAACAGAACCAGGATATAATCCTGCTATTCTCTTTGCTTCTTTTTGAGTTGGATGATAACCGTCTTTATCATATTCTTGAGGCTGTTCGATCTTCACGCCCAATTCAGCAGCAACTCTATTAGCAGTCTCATTTACCGTCTTAAACTTACCTGTTCCTACTGGTGCAATAAAGACTGGAGTATATCCTTTTGCCCTGGCCTGGACGGCCAATTCTTTAAGATTGTTATATGTTATTTCTGGATCTTCGTTGCCCCAATCGTTTGTACCAGCAGATATGAGCATAGTTTTTCCTGAATCAGGAGGTGCAGGTGTCGCAGTGGCAGTAGTGGCATTTTCTTCTTTTTTGGATTCAGGATAAAGAGAATTTACATAACCGCCCAATTCTCTGCCGAAATCTCCTCTTTGTAGTTTTTTTCTCCACTCACCGTCTCGACTAGCACCAACTAAGTCTTGACCATATACCCAAGACATACCACCCAGTTCTTCATTTCTACGCAATCCTTCGCCGCCAGTGTCTTGAGTGTGTAATCCTGATGAATTAAAAGAAATACCTGTTCTAGCAATGCCTCCTATACTCTGAATAGCCGCAGTGCTTACTGCCGCATATTCAGCAGGATTTACATTATATGCTTCCCATGTATTACCGCCATCTATATCACGACCATTAGCATCTCTTCTTCCTGGTTTAATATCAATAGATTCGCCAACACCGCCAGATAAGTGATTAGCACTGTGTGAATCTGCGCCACCTTCAATAGCAACACGCATTGGTACGCCTTGAGAGGCGGCGTGTCTAAAGACAGCATCAGCAGATAACAATGCACCAGTTCTAATTTTACCTGATGCTAAAATTCTGTCCTTATCTCTAACCAGATCAGGATGAAGGTACTTCCAAATTTCATCATCGCCATCAACAGCAGCATTGTTTCTATAGTGTTTTCTAGGATCACCCTCTTCTAGAGTATTCACATCAATTTTCTTGTCTAGAGCGGCTATTATTGCGGAATCGGTTTTCTTCCCTTGAACAATAGTTTTCACATCATCTACTGTTAATATGCCAGAATTTATTGACTTTTGAACTTCATTTGCCATTTGAGGATTATCAACAAAAAATTTCTGGACAATCTCATCGTTCTTGAAGCTTTCCATTAATTCTGGAGTAGCTGTAATTTGATCTTCTATGCCCTCTTTTTTCTTTGCCTCTGCTTCAATCTCTTGTTCGAGATAGCCTTGATTTCTAGCAAGATTAGCACTGAATGCATCGCCAGTTTCTTGAGATGTTTTCTGTGTAAATATTTCCCATGTTAAGTTATGCGGACCTCGTCCTAAACCTACCTTGATAAGTTCACCCATATTTTCAGGTGGATTAGCCAAGTCAGCATTTAAATCTCGGCCTGTATTAGCTCTATATCTTTCCTCTGCTAAGAAAAGAGCAGCGCGATCTTGATTCAAAGGACTAAAATCTGTAATAGGATTATCAGGATTTTTCTGATTATATTTTTTAACAACATCATCCCATGTTGTCTTGGTAAATTGATATCGTCCTGCAGCGGTTGATGTTGCAGTACCAAATACTCTAGGATGATCACTAAAGTCTGAGAATTTACCGCCACGACCTACAATAGTATTGTAATCTGGACTTTCCCAATAGTGTTGACTTTTAGTAGGATCGCCAACAGCAATTGTATCCAGCAAAGCTCTTTGTGCAGGAGACAAAGAAGTATCTGCCGTACTGATAATACGACCTTTTTGATCTTTAATTGCAGATGTTACACCAGTTTTACCTGTTGCTGTACCAAACACTCTTGCTTTCTCTAAGATTTGTTGTACTTTTGATTTTTGTACTTCGCTTTGTTGTCCAGGCAATCTAGGTCTTGTTTGATCGGGCACTGCTTCACCACCATAACCAGCTTTTTGATCACCATAATCGCCACCGCCATACTGATCAAATCGACCACCAGAATCCAAATAACGATTAGCCAAAATGAAATTGGAAATGTCAGGCAATTCTCTGCGATAATAATCAGGAAACGCTTTAGCCAACTGAATAGGAGTCAACATAGACATTAAGGATTCAGCTACGCTAGGATCTTGCGCCGCCTGAACTCTTTCCGAAACGGACAGACTTAATAGTGATGATAGATCAATTGTTAAGTCTTCGCTAGTTATTGGATTTACTGCCATTTTACTTTCTTCTTGCCTTCATAGCCGCTTCTGCATCGCGTCTATCTTGTTCCTGTTTCTTTAAGAATTCGGATAACAAATCAATAAACACATATCTTTCCCAAGGTATCATATTTTCAATTTCAGCCAAAGAGTATTTGTGGTGTTGCATCATGGCAAAGTTAGTCTTATAAAAACTCACAACACTATTATAGCTGAACATTACTGAAAAAAACGCACGAAATCTTTGTACCTCACATTATGATCTTTGCCACACTTTGTACATTTACCTTTACAGTTAACAAAGAAAGATGGAAAATTAGATATAAATTCGGCCAACTTATCAAATTGTTCCTGCGTTAAGTTCTCAATAAAGTTTTGTAGTTCTTCCGTAGAAAAGTCTTTGTTAGAATAATACTGTTCGTTTGTGTAAATTCTATCTATGGACGAGACAATAAGTTTGATTTTCTTGTCTAGGTTATCTGTACTATCGTTTAGCAATTTTATGACAGAATAATTGGGATATTTCATGTGGAAAATCAAATTGTCGTTAAACTTTATTTCTGACTTGATGTTTTCGTTTTTCTCTATCTCAACGTTTGAAATATCAATCTTGACTGGAAATTTGCCACGACACGGAGTATTATCTTCTAATGTATTTTGACAAATGTAATTAACCTCGATGTTTTCGCCTATAGATTTGGCTCTAAGAGCAATAAACAGGCAATCTACATCAAAGAATGGTAGTGAATCAATGTTCACATCGTCGTCCAACAAGCAATTATTAATAACTTGTTTCGTAGTCTTTATGATTTCGTTGGCATCGCCACTCTTGGCCGCCATCAAAAGCAGCTTTTCTTCTTTTACAAGAAACGGACGAAACCGAATTTCTTTACCATTTGATGGTAATTTCAACTCATATGTCGGTAAATCAATTTTAGGCAGCATAATATTTCCTTATCTATCATCTATAATTAATTGGAGTCAAACGATTATTTTCCATTGAAGCGCCTTCAACAAGAGCAGATGCACTCTTCGGTTCTACATCTCGACCCACTCTCTTCCACTTCATGTATGTGAATGTTATGGCCAAACGTTCTAATTGATCGTCCGCCCATGTCATTGGCTGTGGATTGACCAATAGAGGATAAGCATTAAACAAAGTAATGCGATATGCCTCGACTGGCTCTACAGGCTGATTGGCTAGACCAGCATTTGGACCTTTATCAAACGACTTTGCATACTCCGTGAATTTCATTATTTCAATGGTTGTCTCATAATCTTTTCTGTAATTGAAATTAAAACTGTTGGTCGGATTGATATATTCCATCCAATCATCAAAGAATTGTCTTTCGTATGATTCGCTGCGGCACAAAAAGGTCATGGTTGTGTCTTCATACTGAGTTAGAACTGGCAATTTCTGATTTGGTCCATAATAACGAACATCAGCATTGACAAATCCGCGACCTGGCATCTCAGCCGCTTCACACAAATATACCAGATCATTTGTTATATTAGCATTTTTTATTTTATTATCAGTAGAACCGGATGTCACAAATTTTGGTGGATTAATTCTCACAGCGAAACGACAGGACTTTGCTAGTCCGCCGTATTTGTTTATGACGCCCGAAACATCATTCATACTCAATTTTTTTAATGGGTTTGTAAATGGAATATCTGACATCTTACTTCTTTCTAATGAATAGTTCTAGGGATAGTTGTGCTGCCTTATCCCATTCTGTTGCTGGTATTTCTATAAATCTTGAGCGAACATGACCAAACAGATATCTTTTTACGGCTGGTGCCATAATAGAACTCACACTTTTTGACGAACTAAGAAGATCATATGATATTTGCAATTTGGTTTTTGGTGTATATTTTTTAGATGTTGCATATTCTTGGAGACGACCTAACAGACCAGTACGTGCATTTACGTCCAAGTAGTGAATATTTAATCCTAAGAATCCGCCGCTGTATTGTTCTAGTGGAAATACCAGAGGATAAACGTCATATATCGGTAGTTTGTCTTTGGTCTTAGGATCATACTTGAAAAAGAACATTTTACCTACAACTGGTGCGCCTCTTTGCTGATTTTCCATCTGCATAAGTCTATTACGCATAGAAGACGCGGTTCTCGCCTTCTCTGTCATCCAGTCGAATAGTTCTTTTGATGTATATTTTGTAGCCATAGAGATATTTATTTAATCCCCAGATGGTCTTCTGTTAAGAGTTTGAATGTCCAACCACGATCCAGACAATATTCTTGAGCCGCTTTCCATTTGGCCTGATTTTTGCCCCATGTCATGACCTCAGTGATATATTGCTTGGTAACTTTCTTCTTCTTGATCGGCTCTCTTGTTTCTTTCTTAGGCTTGACCTCCAAAATCATGGTCTGGACAACACCATCTTTTGTTGCTACTTTTACTACGAAATCAGGAAAATATCTGTGCATACGATTGTCTGTTGGACACACATAGGGTATAGCCAATTCCTCTGATCCCCACTCTAATATTGCGGGATTATCATCTAAATACTTCATAACTCTGAGTTCCCATAACGAACGATAAACGATGTTCGTTGGGTTTCCTCTATACTTCTTAGGGTTTTTTGGTGAAAATTTACCTTTGTATGCCATATAAATATATAGAATAATTACAAGGAAAGAAAATGCCAGATACATCAGACACAGGTATAGGAGATGTTAACAGTACCTCCTTTATTGGGCGTCAAAGCGCATACGATTTTAAATCCCGCATATTTCCTGAAGATTTGGGCCAAGAAGACATGGCCCATTATATGGTCATAAACATAAACGTTCCGACCGAATCCTCAGGTTCAACCACGCAAAAAGGCAACTTACCTACTGGTACAATATTGGGCAACGAATTGTCTAAAGTTGATCAACTTAGACAAGGTGGAAATGGTCAGTTGAATATAGGCGGAGATATCGAAATACCTAATCCTCTTATTGGTGGTCCAGGCGGCTTCGGCACTTTATTACCACCCGGCACAACATTTGGTGATATACCAGGATTTGATAGTGTTCAAAATTTTCTCGCACCTTCAAGAAGAACAACACGAATAAAAGAGTCTATCGCTCTTCATATGCCTAATGGTGGTCTAGTATATACAGAAGAAAACAAATACGAAGAAGTTTCCATGACGGCTGTAATTACCGGTACGATAGCTACGGGATTGGGTTTTATTCCTAAATTTGGAGGAGGTCTACAATCTGGATTTAATACTGCCGTAAGCGCGGCGAAACGAGCGTCTCAGATTTCTGGTTATCCAGTTAATCCGGCTGTAGAAGTCCTATTTGCTGCAAGACCTCAACGTCAGTGGATGTTTGAGGTATTCATGCTTCCTCGTTCAGAAACCGAAGTTGAAACTGTCAGACAAATAATTAGAACACTAAGATATTATGCAGCGCCTGAAATTACAGGCGGTGGATTTTTCTTTGTGCCTCCAGCCGAGTTTGACATCACATTTTTTCAAGCAGGTAAAGAAAACAAGAATTTGCCTAGAATCAATACTTGCGTTATGGACAAAATAGATGTTGATTATTCTCCCGAACAATCTTACTCTACATTTGCAAACGGTCATCCTATTGCAGTCAGAATGAGTTTAGGCTTTAGAGAAGTGGAAATCCTACACAAGCAAAGAATATACGAGGGTTTCTAATATGGGTAACTTTTTAGATAAATTTCCTCTAGTTCGATATACAGTAGATAAGAAACTGTTAAATGAATTTGATGCCGTTACGAATGTATTATTTCGTATCGGTATTATTAAAGATGTAATGGAAAATAATGTCAATGCCTATTATTTCTATATTGTTAAGGACAGCGATAGACCTGAGACGTTAGCCGAGCAAGTATACGGTGATGCACAGGCTCACTGGATAATTCTGTATGCCAATAATATATACGACCCATATTACGACTGGCCAATGGACGACAGAACATTTGAAAAGTATATAGTCAAAAAATATGGATCTTCTGCATGGGCAAAAACGAATTATCATCACTACGAAAAAGTAATTACCCGCGAAAACCCCTTTGCTCAGGTAACAAACATAACTAAATTCCAGGTAAATGAAGAAAAGCTAACCGAAGATATTGAATATATGGACTCCTATGATACACTCACAGATACGACCGCCTTTTCTACTTACACTGTAGCAGGTAAAACTGTATTTGAAACAATCTCCAGAGATAGAGTAACTTATTATGACTATGAGCAGAAATTGAACGAAGACAAGAGATTTATCAAGATAATTCAGCCTCAATATTACAATCAAATTATCAGTGAACTAGATAATCTTACAGGTAGAAAAGTTATTTACAGAAAACCATGACGGAAGTATTTAAAAATTTACAAAAATATATTACTTCTTTTGAGGTGGATTTTAGTAGTTCTACTAGTAGATCGCTATTTTTTGATTTAACACCAAAAGAAATTACTTTAACCGAGAGTTTGTTGACTCCAGGATTGCAGACATCCGTATCTTTCCAAAGTTATTCTCATAATCCACTCATAAAAAACTTGGATGACTTTAAAACATCAATTGCTGACATTAAAATTATCAAGCCTGCATTGTCTGAATATGGTTATCCTAATGAAATGGAAATATCAACTCGCATCTATAGAATGGACAATCGTAATCTGATTACCAACAGAGTAGAAGAATTTACTCTGCATGGATGCGATGACACTCTATTGAATGATGCAAGAAATCTGGTATCAAAGTCATGGAAATGCGTTAGTCCGTCTGCGGTGGTAAATGAAGTTCTAAGTACGTGTGTTGGAGCAAAGACAAAAGACGTTGAATTTTCGGGTAATGGTAGAGACTATATCGCAGAGAATATTCATCCATTTCAGGTAATTTCTCAGCAAGCCGATGTTGCTCTAGCCGAAAGTGTCGATCCGTCATTTATTCATTATATGACTTATGAGAACTTTACGAGAGGCGATCCACGTGGCACACACCATTTCAGATCACTAAGAAGTCTTACTGCACCGACGAGTGGAGTGGCTAGATTTTTCACACAAGAAATGGGTTCGTTGGCAGGCTTCGGTCATCCAGAATCGATTCAGTCTTATTCATTCCCTTGTGATTTTGATTATCTGTCCGATTTATTAAATGGTACCGATGATGACGGTTCTCTCATGTCATCTATTGTTACAATTAATCCGATGCTAAAGCAAAATAGTTTATTAGGAAATAAAACAGTTGGTTGCGGTAATGGCAAAGGCAAATATATGACCTCATTTACAAACTTTAATTCGGCCAAAGACCAGGACTCTTGCAATATCGATGTTGAAAAACACTTGCTATTGCGTCAAGCGCGTATGTCTCTACTAGAAGAAGACAAGATTAATTTGCGTCTGACTGTA